GGTTTAATTGACCTTGCCCGGCATTATTACCTGCCTGTAATGACTGTAGGGCTGCGTTTGTGCCTTGCCCTTGCGCTGACATTGCGCCTTGCAAACCAGCTTGTAATGCTGACTCTGAGCCAGATAAGCCATATTGAGCCTGCACAGGCTGTGGTAATGCCTGCATCTCTGAATATTGAGGTTGAATCATTCCAGCTTGAGCCGCTTGAGGCATCATTGTTTGAGCGCCTGCTGGGACTTCATTTGGCATTGGCGCAATAGTGTCGCCTGCAGTCTGCCAAGGCTGTCCAGCAGCTAAGTCTATTCTATCCTGTGGCAATTGCCGCATCATATTATTAGGCTGAATCATCCCAGCTTGAGGCTGAATAGCCTGCTTGAATCCACCTAGACTAGGTCTGCTAATGCCTGCATCGTTACCAAATCCAGCACGCATCTGCATTAGCGATTGATTGCCACCACCAAATTGAGGCTGAGCAGCTGGTATTGGTCTGCGACTCGCATAACCCCTACTTGGTGTGATTGGTAAAGCCATTATGAGCCACCTTTAAGTATTTTTGAGATTAATATTTTTTTGTATCCACTTTCGTCATTAATAACAGCGTCAGGGTTTGTCTTTTCAACTTCCTGAGCTATAAAGCCTATACCAGCATCACCAGCAAAGCTTTTTGTGACTTCGGTATCCTTCCATACCCAAGAAAATAATTTATGACCTGAAAGCTCGCCAACGTGCTTGATATCTTCTTTTAATCGCTCATCAGAAAACAACTTCTTAAGCAACCTATTCGCTGGGTCGTTTTCTAAAACGGCCTTATTGCCAGCAAGGAAGCCTTTCCCGCTTGCCATGTTTATCTCTTCTGGCTGACTATTTGTGCCAGACAGATTAGGACCCATAGCATTAGGGTCGTACACATAAGGTTGAGGCTGGGTTGCTGTGGCATGTTGAATCTGCTCATCAGTCATTCCGTAATTTGGGTTAAACGGCTCTGGAGCGGTAAACTCTTGATTTTGCAGGAAGTTGAAATCAGGTTGCTGCAATTCAGTTGGCTGAAACTGACTATAGTCAACTTGCCCGCCCAATATGGCATTTTGGAATTGAGGCATCCCAGCAAGTATCTGCTGCTGTGCTGCAACATTGCCTTGCTGAAATATGTTGGCTTGCTGTGGTACTGACTGGCCGTACATGTCAGCCGCGCCTTTATAGCCTGTAGACAGCGCATCTTGGGAGGCTGGGAACAGTTTAAATAAATCATCTCTAGCTTGAGTGGTTGCGTCCTTTACCTCCCCCGCTGCGCTTTGCGATGCCCTTGCTTGCGCTTTTGCCGCCTGACTGTTGGAGTGGGCATTTAACCCAGCCCCTATTACACTTGCTCCGGCTACTGCTACCATTCCCCAAGTCATGACAACCCCTTAATGTATTTATTAATAATCCCATCAACTTTAAGGTTGTCATAATTATCCACAACCACCTCTTTTTCAATGTCGTTTAAATCTGTTTTATCTGTTACGTGAACTGTCTGCCAGATGCAGTCTTCATGCATAATGACAACCTTTTGAACTCCAGCCTTTGACGTAAATGTGTGCGGAGCCGTGATTCTTTCCGCGCCCTCAACAGTCAGCACCGTAACGTCACCCTTAAGAATAATATTAAAATGCTCAGTTGCGTGTATTTTTCCGATAATAACAGTGCCTTTTGGCATGAATATCTCACGCAAGTAACATCCGTCAGTGAACCTGTGCGTTACAGGGCAATTCGCCTCAGCAGCTCCATCCAATAACATTTTTTTCATATGCTCTGACGCTGACGTTATTAGCGCTCTAGTAGCTATAATGTCTGAGCTATTGGTTAGCTGGCGCTTATGTTTTGCAATTATCAAACTAATATCCACCCATTAGAGTTATCGCCTGCGCCATCGTCATTATCTCTTTTGATATAAAGTATTGCGCCAGGTGTACCAGCATCATCCATGTAGATTGCACCCTGTAAAGCAGGAACTACACCCTCTGGACTGCCTGAGCCGACAATTAAAGACCGTTGTGTTATTGTACTAAAAAACTCCCTACTCTGCACTGTTAAGCTTCCGTCAGGCTCAACGATTGGCCTATCAAAGCTTATACTTGAAATCTTAGTTACCACGTTGACCACTCTTAATTCTAGCCTCAAGCTTAATAAATTCAGACTCGACGCTATCAGACATGGTAAATTTAATTAATGCTTCTCTTGGGAATCTACCCAATCTATTCCAAATAGTTCTGGCATTGTACTTGCCTATAGTGCCAATACATCTGCTGGTTTCATCGTCAAAAGCCTCTCCAGTCCTAGATGTTGACATTCTTATTTTAGGGTTGGGAATGTCTAACGTGCCGACTCCACTTTGGAAGGTTGGCTCAAGCTCAGTAATAGAGATGGCGTTACCTTGATTGGTTAGCGGCTGAATAACGCAAGAGCGTATAATTTCATTACCATATTCAGTGTAAGTAAACGGGCTTATCTCGCCTATTCGCCCATCTCTTGAATCTCCACACAATAAGTATCCATCAACATACACCACAGAATTAACACGCCATCTAATGGTTTGTGTGAATCCTTTGTCGTTAACAATCTGACTCTTTCTCTCATTCCACTTGCCTGTTACAGTATTGAATTCTAGCGTTAGGGTTGGGAATGAAAAGCCAATAAAGAAAGCCCCGTTTTGGGCAAATGAATAACTGAACGCACTATTAATATCTGAAGCCGAAAAGCTTTGCAATATCTTGTCAATTGCTGTGGTCGATGCCTTTTGTGCTTGGTTGCCTGCTAGCATCCATATTGCTGGGCTTTCATTAGTGCCAGCACCAATCCACATAAAGCTGTTATTGGTGCTTTTCATGCTAAATGGGGCAGATACCCCTTTATCTATAAAAAAGCCTGTGCGCTGATACACTGAGCCGTTAAATGTGAATTCTTCAATGGTTTCACTCCCGCCAATGTAAACCCTGTTATTATTAGTGTGGATGGCTGTGATTATGTCTGGGTCTGACTCTGCTGAATAGACATTAAGTGCGCTCCAGCTAGTGCCGTCATTTGCATCTGATCGTATAAACTTCTTTGTATCAGTCGTCACAACAAAGAATGAGGAGTTAAATTCTACATGCTGTGGAGCGCCATTAGCTGTAAAGCTAGGGTCTGTTATTTGAACAAATGGACTTCCAGATGATTCATCAATAATATATCCATTACCACCTGGAACTAATACCATTAATTGAGTGCCGTTATCAGCCATGCTAACACGGGAATCTCCAGGTATTGTGCCAAGCGTATTGGCAGAGAATGAAACTACACCTTCAGCGTCAAATGCAATAATGATTGATACTAATGATTCGCCATTTAGGAAGTAGGCAACCCCAGATTTAATATGTGCCCCTCGATTAATCTGCTGCACCTCTCCAGTTGTTAACCTTTGAGATACACCAGCGCACCCTCTTAGAGATACGGGAGAGACATCACCCTGACTTTGACTCACTTGTCTATACCAGTTGACACATTCCTGCTCTGGGATGCTGAGAGTTTCAGACTCATAAAAGCCGTCAAGTGGCAATGTAACCCTAGGCATTATCTAGCCTCTACTATGTAATAGCTATCAGTCTCGGCTGTTACATCATTGGTAGCTGCCACATTTGCAACCTGCAATTTAATGTAGTCGTTCTGGTCCAGTGTTGTATTAATGTTAATATTAAAAAAAGCTAAATCTCGACCACCTTGGAAGTTATTGACCTCTCTAGTCTGGTCAAGCACTGTAACAAAAGCTGATGCTGAATCGTCCCACTTAGTAACGCGCAAAGTTAAATCATCACCGCTGGATGAGTCTAGCAAGAAATCTGCTGTAATCTTAAACTCTCTGGGCGTATTTCCTAGATGTCTTAGCTGTCCATCTGCTGGGCTATCAAAATGCTGAAGGTCTGCTGTCGTCCATAGAGATGCAGCTATATCAACGAAAACACCCGCTGAAGATATGGTTGTTGTGGCTTCAGTGGTAACCCCAATAGAGCCGCCTTCAAAAGTATTTGGCAGTCCGTTATTATCAGTCCAATCAGAAACCAAATCGCCCGCGCTAACATTTGGGGTATAATTTGAATCTGTGGAATCTGCAATACCGCCCCTAGTCATTATCATCTCAGTCAACTGAAGAGTTGATGGATTGGTAAAGTTAGCCGGTGCAAAATCCAAATAGGAGGCGCTAGCTGGTAGGTCAACATTTTGATTAGTTCTAAATCTTGACCCCATAACAAATCCAGCGCCAGCTGCAAATAAGCTGTAAGCGCCATCATCAAGACTTCTTACTATTGATGTATCTATAAAGTAACCGCCAATCCAAGTGCCTGCCAACGTAAGTTCTGGCTTACCCCCAAATCTACCTGTGCCACTTTCCAGCCCTTGCCTGTAGCTGGTAATTGTTCCTAGTGATTCGCAGTCGTTATAGTTTACTCTTGCGAACTCAAAAGCCTCAAACCCTGTCGCACCGGTAATGTCATATACTTGCGAGCTTGCCCCTGTAACTTCTACAGCGTAATCCCTGCCAATAACATTGCCAGAGCCGCCGGCTGGTGATATGAACATGGTGTAATTTTCAACGCTTGAGGTTAGTTTTGACACGTCGAAGTTATAACCAGTGAGGGTTAGCCCGCCCGCTGGCACACTTATTTGCTGCGCTGCCATGTTGATAATGCCGTCAATAAAATATTCCTTTGTGCTGTCTAGTATTCCAGCCAAATCACTTGCCTGTGTAACAACAACTCTATTAGATAGCCCAGTGGCAGGGTCAACAGTGTTAGATACAGTTATGGCATTTCCAGATTTGCTCAGTGATATTCCTTGACCAGCAACAAATGAACTAAGGACGGGGACACTGGCAGAAACATCATCAATGATTGCAGTGCCTATTGAGTCCTGACTGATATTTAACTTAATACTAATCCCATTCTCCGCTGAGATGGTTGCAGATATCCCCGATCCGCTTTCTATATTCCTGAAGTTATTAACGCCAGCTTGAGGCTGCTCTAAAACTGGAGCGCCAAAGGTATTGCCAATCTGGTTAAGGTTGGTCAATCCGCTTAATGCGTTAAATAGGCCATCAAATGAAAAATTAACGTTAGTGCCTGCCCGCAAACCCGTTACAAGGTCACCAGAGGAAAAGTCTGACTGCGTTGTTAATTGGCTTTCTTTTTTACTCGCCATTACTGTTGCTCTCCAAAAGAATTGACCCGCCACGCTCAGTAGATAATTCATCATCTAGGCATGGGTAAAACTTATCATTGTTAAATGTATTCTCCTGCTCGTTACCACTTCCAAGAGGTAATGTGCAAGGATGGAATGATGGTTGCACTACAATAGCAATGCGCCTTATTTCTTGGAGTCCAGCTTTAGCGGATTGCAGTAATTCCGCAGTTAGTGGCATATCATATGTTGCAAGTAGTCTTTTTGCTAAGTTAAACACCACGCCCTCTAATGCGCCATCTGGGATGGTTACTAGGTCATCTGGGTTAACTACTACGGTATAGCCTAATCCATTGTATGGCGTTGTTGCCATCATTCGGTTTAGGTATCGCTTAGACACCTGGAAGTCAGCAGGCTCAATTGGTTGCTCAGACTGCTGAACAAGAATTTCCTGCAATGCGTCATTAATAACGCTTTTTGCCGTTTCCATTAGCTAGCCTTTTTGATTGGTTTCTTTGTTGCTGGTTTGTTTTTTGTCCAGCCGATAGATAGGGCGTGTTTCAGTGAGTTGTCATTAACCGTTACTTCTGTGCCGTCTTTCTTGTAAAGCTTGTTCATGGTGTCACCTCAATTAATAACCTT